CCCAGCGGCTCCGTGGAGTTGTCGCCCTCGATGGCCTGCTGATCCTCGTACCGGCCCAGCGAGCGGGTGAACATCCCGGTCAGCAGGGAGCCGATGTCCACCGCCGAGTCCTCTAGGAGTTCCGAGGAGACCTTGTTGATTCGCATGAACTTCTTGATCGTGAACGCGACCTCGGACAGGGTGGGGTTGCTCTCGGACGCCGCTGCCTCTTCCGCCACCGCCGCCCAGGTCACGTCGTCCGTGGACGCGGGCATCGTGCCGGCGTCACGGGTTGTGGTGAGGACGGTGCTGATCGGGCGGGTCACGCCGCCGATCGCGCCCTTCGCCAGAATGATTGATGTCCGCTGGTCGGTCGGGACGAGGAAGCCGCCCTCGCTGTCCGTGTCCTCCTGGAGCGCCTTCCGCTCACTGTCCCTGAGCCGCATCAGGGCCTTCCGGTCGTCGGCGCTGAGTGCTCGGATGCCGTAGCGGATGTACTTACAGAAGGCGTCGTTCTCCTGCTGGGCCGCGATCTTCAGATCGGGCGTTAGCCGCCGGACGATGGCCGGGTGCTGGACGGAAGCGGGGTAGCCCTTGATCCAGCCCTCGGTCTTCTCATCAGCGAAGGGGATGACCTCGAAGTTGCCCGAGGAGTCACCGACGGCCCCCTCCTTGCGGAGATACACGCCAGTCTTGGCCTCGGACGGGTCCTGGCCCTTGATAAGAGCGTCGGTCAGGTTGCGAACCTCCCCGGCGGGCTCGTACTTCTCCAGCGCCGCCTTTAGGGTGGCTTCCTGCTGCTCAGCCTCGTCGGCCTCCTTGTCCTTGGCCTGGTACTCGTCCCAGAGGGGCTTGTACGCCGTCTTGTCGTCACCCTCCAGGGCCTTCATCGCCCGACCCAACAGGTCACGGGCCTCGTTTCTGAGTTCGGTGGCTGTTCCGCTGCCCCCCGCCATCATGGGGAGTAGCGTGCCATCCGAGTAGAGATAGTGCGCGGCACCGTCCTTGAACACGGTTGCCACGAGAACGGGCACCTTCCTGAAGGTCCTGATGCCCGCCTTGAATCGGCCCCAGGCCGTTGCGAAGAGCCCATCCTTCGGTCGGGCGACATACGCGCCAAACAGGGCAAGTGCCGTGAGAAGCGATGCCGCTATCCACTGCATCGCTGGTGACAGGATTGTCATCTGAGAGTCCTCCTTATGATCGTGCCAGTTCGCTCTGTAGCGCGCTCCTCATCTGGGCTCGCGCCACCATCTCCTCGTCATCGGAGAACTGCTTTCCGTCCCCCGGTTCGGATGCTGATTCAGGAGCCTTCTCCTCTTCCGGCTCCGCGTTGTCCTCCTCCATCCCCATCGCCCGCTCCATGCGCCCCATCGCCGTACGCATGGAGCCCATCGCGCCCCGCATCTCGGACATCATGTCCTTGAGGCCGCTCAGGTCGGGGATGGCCCCCTTGATCGCCAGGGTGCGCGTCTCTCGGTTGGCGCCGACCAGAACAGGGCTGACCTCGAAGAGTTCCAGCCCCTTCAGGAAGCGGACGCGCTGGCCGTCAAAGTCGCCTTCTTCGTCGTCCAGGACGCGGAAGCCGAAGCTCCATTCCTGCAACCCCGCCATGTTCTTGACCGTCTTGTAGGCTTCCATCCCGGCCTGTGTGTCGAGGAAGAAGTGGCCGTCGAATACCGCCTGCTTGCGGGATACCTTGACGGTGCCCTTGCCGATGGGGGCATCCCAGCGATGGGCCCAAACCATCGGCACTTCCTGGCCGTCCTTGAATGCGCTCGGCTTCACCACGTCGCCGTCAGAGTCGATGGTGTTGAAGACGGAGAACGCGGCCTGTATCGTGCCCGCAGCGTCGTCCTTGAACTCGACCGGGGCCGTTATCCACTTGTCCATTGGTTCCTCCAGGGCATAGAAAAAGCCCGCTTCCGGGCTGCTTAAGCAGCTCTAGAAACGGGCTCTGGTTCCGAAGAACTCTTTGGCCCTGTATTCGGTTGTCTAGATTATGCGGGTGAACGGTTCAGACTGTCAAGGGGAACGGGGTTAGGCGGCATCCTCAAGCCAGTCGCGGAACTCGTCTTCCACATCCTCAAAGTCCAAGCGGTCTAACCAGAATTCCCCATGCCGAAGACGAGCCCACCCCGCAACCCGACTCTGCCAACGAACTTGATCGCGCTCCTTCCGCTGGCGGCGGTGCTGTTCCTTATGGTGCGTTTCACATAGCACCATCAAGTCACTCGGCAACTCGTCTCCAAGCCGCTTGTAGGTGAGATGGTGGACGTGGAGTGGGACATAGCCCCAGTCATCATGGAAGGCCATCTGGCCACAGCCCCCGCGTTCACAGGCCCACTCCGCTCGCTCTAGGGCTGTGGCCCGCTTCTCCTGCCATTCGGGTGAGTCCAGGTACTCACGGTATTGTTGGCTGTATTCAGTTGTCATGGCTGTCACCTCCAAAAATTGTGATGACAGCGGCCGCTGTTATCCCGTATTGCGGATTTTGGCATTAGAAGGAAAGGCTTGGCAAGCTGCAAGTAGATAGTAAACGTGAAATTTGGCGACATCGTGAATCCAAAAGCGATACGCTAAGCGATACGCTAGAAGTCGCTGTGAGTCGCTCCGTGCGGATTTTGCCACCCATTGCAAGCAGCGCTTTACAACGGAACGTCAAGCGTCTACAACGGTACGCTGTGCGTCTACAACGCTGCTGCTAGTCTTCCGACGGAGACAGCCAGCGCCATCGAGTACCAAGCCGATAGCCGTATATCCGCCGAGGGGAGCCTATGATTTTGATAATGGCAAGATTCTCCTCGTCATTTGTGTGCCTCACGGCATGACGTTGAAGCGTCCTCGGGCTGGAATAGACCATATTTGCCACTTCTCGCGTTGACAGCAGCGAGTAGGCTCGTCTTTCTCGCTGCCACTTCGCATTACGGCAGGCATCACTACAGAATCGACGCCTTCTTGTCCGCCGACGAGGTAGTTTGCCGTCGCAGTTCCTACACTTGCGAATCACAGTGCAACCCTTATCGCTTAATCCCGTGCTCCGCTCGCGACTTCTGCTTCCGCTCGTTGCGCTGCTTCTGGCGCTCGCGCCCCTCAGTCTTCTGGCGCTTCTTGCTCTGCGCCCGGCTGCGCTTGCTCATACCGTCACCCCAAACCGCGCCTCGTTCTTGCACTTCGGGCAACGGATCACCGCCCCCACCACATCCTTCGCCAGCAGCCGGTTACACTCAGGACAACGGGCTTCCTTGATCTCGTGCGCTCCGTTCCCCGCTGCGCTCGGCACCACTGGCCCCCGGCTTCTCACGCATCTCGGATGACTTGTCGGCGTTGCCTCGAACTCCTCTATTGTGCGGATGCTGCCGTCCGCGAAGTCGGGATCGTTATGGGCGCTCCACCCACATTCAGGCCCATCGTGTATCTCAACGTGCGTGAACCCCGCCTCCCGATAACGTGCCGCCGCCGCTTTGTTGTCGGCAATCGCTAGCTCCGTTCGGGCGACTGTCTCTGCGCGGGAGCGATTGAACGCCGGCAGGTCCTGGAGCAGCCGCGCCGTCTGCCGCGTCGACAGCCCCTCGTTGCGGGCCACGAGTAGCGCCTGCTGGACCTGCTTGCGGGTCTCCTCTGTGATGCCGCTGATGCGCTCCCCGCCATCCGCCAGCAACCGCACCGCCCGTGGGTCCTGCGCGTCGAAGCCCGGGGGCAAGCCCACCTCCGATCCGCCCATCTCCCATCCGATCTCTATCGCCTCCTGCCAGTAGGCCAGTATCGCCCGGCGCAGCAGCTCGTCTTCCTCCAGCGGTAGGACATCGCCCACGTCCAACGCCTTCACCGACTTCGGGAGCCTGCTCACCACCCGGCGCCCTTGGGCCTCGAAGAAGTCCGCGATCCCGTCCTCGGCCCGCTCTATCAGCCGCTCCCGGGTGGTGCGCTGCTTGACCTCCGGCTCTATGAGCATGGCCGCTGCCCTGCGCCCGTTGATGCTAGCTGTTACCGGCGTCTCCACGACCTGGTTGAGCGCCCGGACGTAGAAGTCGGCGCCGTCCACCGCCGGCAGCCCCACGGCATCTAACGCCTGGTTGATGGTCCAGCCTCCGCTTTTCACCATCTCCAGCGCCGTCTTAAGCCGGTCGCTGTTGTCCTCCTGCAACGCTTTGACACGCGACATATCGAGCACGAGCTTGGCCCCGCGCTGCTGTGGCGTGCGGTACTCGCTGAACAGCTCCTGCGTCACCCTGGACGCCCAGGAGTGCGCCAGCGGGCTCATCGTCTCCGACCAGAAGGAGAACTGCCCGCCCTCAATCGATGTGGTTGTCAGCCCGCCGGCGGCCTCCAAACCGACCCTAGCCCCGACAAGGATGGGCGGCACCCCGAACACGGAGCAGATGCGGGACTCGACGTGCGCCCGCGTCCTGGGCATCTCCATGTCCTTGATCGGCAAGCCCATCGCTTCGTAGGACACCCCCTCAGCGGGGAGGATCATCACCTCAAACCACTTACGCATCCCGTTGAACATCCGCCGGAACGCACCCTTCAGTTCCTTCGCCTCATCGGGCGTCGGCTTCTTCGTCGTCTTGAGGATGCCCAGCGGGACGCCGGCGTTGCGGAAGAACGCCCAGTCGAACTTCGTCATCTCCGAGTCCACATTCCCCTCGTAGACGAGAAGCGCGACCGGGGATAGGCCATAGAAGTCGTTGAGCAGGTTGCGGGTGCGCCAGTGGATCACGTCAGCGCGGGGAAGACGGGAGACGACCCGCCCATCGACGCTGATTTCGAACACGTCGTTCTCGCGGCGCGCCCCAGGCTTGATCTTCACGTAGTCGGGCCGGATGAGGCGAAGCTCCTTGACGTTACGGAAGCTGGCGTTGCGGTCGGGGATATTGGAGCGCCGAACCTTCTGGATGTAGACGTTGCCCGCTGCCCGGTGGTGGGTTGCCATCGTCGCCAGGAACTCGTAGCCGTCCATCGACTCGTTCGGGTCCGCCAGCAGGTCAAGGACTTCGTGCGCCTCTTGCTCTTGCAGCTCACCCTTGCCGTCCGGGAGTAGGAGTTGCGGGTTCAGCTCCGCGAACGACGTGGCGATCTCCTCGATGCAGGCGTAGACGAGCGAGTTCTTGGAGTAACCCTCATCCAGCCAGTTCGCCAGGTTCTGGCCGGTGTCCAGGGGTTGGTTCTGTTGCCAGGTCGGGAGAACGTCCACCCCCTGCTTGTAGCGGATGGGGGTGGCCCAAGCCTCAAAGATATCGTTCATGCCTTCTCCCCTCGCGGCGCCAGAAGCCCGCCATGCACACTGGGGGGTACTAGCCCCGATTCTGACCTGCGTATAGATGCAAACCCGCCATACTCGGTACGGGTACTCCCGTAGATGAAGCCGGTGCCGTACTTCTTGGGCTGGCCGTACTTGGCAGGACGGCGAGAGTACGCCATCATTTCCCCTTCCCGAATATCCGCTCGTAGTCCTCAGCGCGAACGGCCCACATCATCCCCTTGTTCGCGTTCTGGATCGCCTCGTTGACGTTGGCGTCATCTTGGAACTGCTGGGGCACCTCCCGCACCGTCCCGTCAGGCTGCTTCACCTTGTTGTATCCGAGAACGTGCCTCACCCCGTCACACTGGATGTAGTCGCTGTGGGTGCGCTCCAGTCTCGCCTTCTCCTCGCGCAGCTGCTTGCCGTCCAGTCCGGGGGAGATGACCGTGATGGTGCGTGGCATTACAGGCCGTACCATGTCCACGTCGGGACGGAAGAGTAAGTGATTGTGATCGTCTGGCCGGCGGGAACCAGCACCGACACGAACTCACCCGTGGCCAGAGTCAGACCCGTGGTGAGCGCACCCACCGCGATTGCGGAGACGGTGCCGCCCTTGATATAGACCTGGCAGTCCACCATGAAATCGTTCTTGTAGGCCACGGTGCTTGCAGGGACGGCAGGCGCGAGAGCCCCTTGGGGGTTAAACCCCACGTCATCGCGCACCACCATACTTGCGCTGGCGTGCTTGGAGTAGGGCGTTGTTCCCAGCGCGTTGCACCCTACGCACAGGATGTTCGTACTGTCAGCGTAGAAACTCTTATGGCTGGTGTTGTCCGCAACGTATAGCCCGAAGGCATGGATATTGTCACATTGGCTAAACAGGACAGCGGCCTGGGTAGCGTGGGTGGTCGCATCAACGCGCCCGCCGAAGAAGGAGACATTGTGAACGTTGCCGTTGAACTTGTATCCATTAGTACAGGCTTCCACCTTGGGGCCAATCAAGGTTATATCGTTGCCTCCCCCGGAAGTGCCCACGTCATATGCCAACTCTGCCTTATAGATGAAGGGAGCAATCAGGGTGGATGACCTCAAATCTCTTATCCAGATACCCTTTGAGCCCGCCACGACACTATCGTTCATCGCCTGGATGCCGATGTAGACGTTGCCACCGCCGCCCAACTCGAACCCGTAAGGTGTTACGTGCTGAGTGTAGACGTGATAGAGGCGGTTCTGGCTGCTGTTGGCATGGGATGAGTACCCCGCGTTACTGAAGGTGCCGAATATCAAGATGCGGCTAAGGTTGCAGAGCATCGCCTGAGCACCCAGATATATTCCATTGGTGCAGTTGCCCACACCCTCGATGCCGATGTCCTCGATGATGGTAGGGCCAGCCTCCCCTGGTCCCGCGTTGTTGTCGAGGTACAATGGATTGCCTGCCACACCCAGGTCGAAGCGGAGCAGCGTTGCAGCCTTCTTCTGGGAGAAGTTAGGACTACCGCAACCGAGCAGCGCCAGAGGCGGCTTGCCGTCTAGGTCAATCGGGTTGACGCATGCGAACGTCCCCTCGGTCAGCTCCACCTTGCCCGCACCAGCGGCGGCAATGGCGGCGTTGATGTCGGGGCCGCCGAGCACGTAATCGGCCTGCGCCTTGCGGAGCGCGGAGGCGGCCGGGTGGGTGACGACCTTCGTCGCGCTGCGGCCCGAGGGCAGAGCCAGCCGCTCGGCCACGTCAGCGTAGTCGCCCTTCGGGTTCAGCCCCAGCTCAGCCTCTATCGCTTCAATCTCGTCGTAAGCCTGGTTGACATCGGTGGCCATGATGTCGTCAACGGTGTCGGTCCGCTGGCTAAAGGACTTCAGGCCACCCGGGTAACTTGTCATCGCTTCCTCTCCCGGTAGGCACGCTGGCGGGCGGCATTAGACAAGGCAGGACCACAACGACAAGTCGGGCAATGCTTCGCGTTACGCTCCGTTACGGTTTCAGCGTTACGCTCCGTTACGCGACGCTTGACTATCAATGGGACACAGAACGGGCACGCATCGAGATAGCCCGCGTAACCGTGGCCCGCCTTGCAGACTTTCCCGCTCATATCCCGGCCGCCCAGACGAACAGCCGCAGGGCGAACCCGCTGCCCAGCGCCATCCCGACCAACGCCACAACCGTCACCCCCAGCATCACCAGCCGCCTCACAGCGCCCACAGGCCGACCCCCGACACCTTGAACGCGGCCATCGCCAGCGCCATCACGCAGTCCTGCACGATCCCTTGATCGTTGTCCTCATAGCCCAAGAGTTCTTCCTCCAGCTCCCGGATGTACGGGAACTTGAGCCGTCTCTGCTCCAACAGCAATGATAACGCATCGAGAGCCTGCTGCTTGGACTTGTGAGTGAACACGAAGCCATCCGCTCGGCAGGTCAGGTTCTCCAGCACTGGGTCGCCGGCCCCGGTGGAGTCGATGACCGTATCGCCCTTGTACCACTCGCCGTGAGCGTCGATGAGGTTCTGAATGCGCGGATACGGCATCCCTAGGAGGCGCTGGAAGGCGACCAGCTGATACGGCTCCTGCGTCACGTCCACCGTAACGCCTACCGTCGCGTCGTGGTGCCGGCCGATGTCCCAAGCGTTCAGGTAGCGCCTGTTCTCTTGCGGCTTCTGGAGGCCGATAGATGCGTCATGGGCGGCCTCGATATCCCCAGCCCGGAAGCGCGTCATCCCGGATTCAATGAAGTCGCAATCAAACTCCTGCGCCCACTGCTGAGCGGTGTACTTGGGCCGCTCGCGTTGGAACCACGCCTGATCGTAGACGGGGCAGGCCCGCCAATCGATAACGTGCCGGGACCAGCCCGCGCCCTCAAGCCCCGCCCAGATGCGGTGAAACAGGTTGCGGCGCCCCAGTGGCGTGGAGACAGACGTGATACGCCCGCCACGGGCTATCGTAGGAGCGACAGCACCGAAGATGTCTTCCGCCCACATCTGGTGAGCGTGTTCGTCCAGGTACACATGGTTCGCTGGGTAGCCCCGGCCGGTGTCCTTTGATGCCGGCAGAGAGATCAGCCGTGAGCCGTTGGTTAGCGACATCTCCGTCTCGTTCGACTTGACGAGCTGATCTTGCAACTCAAGTCGTCGGAGCATCTGATAGGCGTAACTCAGAATGTGGGTGGCGGCACGCTCGTTCCGGGATACGAACAGGGCCAGACTGTCGGGCTCAGTGAAAGCCCCGTCCAGCGCTTCAGCCATGATTGCCGTCGAGATGCCTATCTGTCTCGCCTTCAGGATAATCCTCTGTGGGCTGGGATCCATCCACACCGTTGCCTGATATCGGTAAGGTTGGCCCGGCAAGAGCCTGCCCAGCCGGAAGAGACGACTGCCCCGCAAGAGCGGTGAGATAGGCGGACTCGGCGGCGCTGAGATCGCCATGCGCCTGCACCTGTCCTTGCTGCTGACTGAGGTTAATGTTCAATCCTTGTGAGGCTGTGGCAGGATTGTCGATTAGCTGGAGGGCCAGTGCTGTAATCGCCCTTTCCTGCATCTTGGGGAGGCGCTTGCTCAACTCGTGCGAAACCTGCATCGCCATTTCTGCGACTGCGCCAACACGCTTGGTCTCGTACAGTTCCCGCAAGGCACGCAGGCCACCGTATTCCTCGGCCGCCCTCCAGATCGTGTGCTCGCTGATGCCGTGACGCTTGGCCGCGTCGGGGGCGCTGGTCATAATGGCGTCGGCCAGAGCCACAAGCTTTTGGGCTACGGGCAGACGAGTGCCCATCACTTCACCGCCCTCCATCGCCGGAGCTGCGTCCATGCGGTCGCGGAATTACGGAGAGCACCGGCCATTGCCTGGGCGGCAAGGCCGGCCTTGAACATGCTCACCGCGAGACGTCGCCATCGCCGCCGCTCACGCCACCGCCGGAGCTTCCGGCGCTGCGCCCCGACGATACCGCAGGTCACGCCGCTTCCTCCCCGTGGTCGCCGCACTCGAAGTAGATATCGCTCGCCTGGCAGCCCATGCCCCTCGGGATGCCCACCACATCGCTAGCGTTCTCCGGGCTCACGATATCCCTTTCCTGAGCGGGTACAGATTGTCCAACCCCAGCTGGAGCGTTGTTGCCTGCAGCCAACGTAGCGCCCTGCGGCGGCGCTCCTGGGCTATCCGGTCGCGCACCAGTGGCAGGCCGCCGCGACGCCGCAGCCGGCGGAAGTGGGCGAGGTGCTGCGTCATCACTTCACCGCCCGCCCTTTAGCCGCTGGTGGCGGTCCCCGACGATGTGGCAGGTCACCCTTTGTAGGAATGGCCCGCGAATCTCGCTCGCGCCGAAAGCTTGAACCTCAATCTTGTCCGCAGTGGGATCTAGATAGCAAAGGGTTGAGGCAACCGACTCGCTTTCTCCTGCGGCCCCAGCAGCCATTACCTTACCATTGACAAGTATCTTGACCCTGTCGTTGGTCTTCTCGGGCCATATAGCCCTAGCGCTGAGGCAGTGCAAGTCCTTCACATCAGTTCCTCGCGTACTCCCAGGGCGACGGGAAGATGATGCACAACACCGGCGGGTCGCGCACCACCATCGCGGAGGACGTCGGCCAGCAGCCGAACATCCCGACCAGCCAGCGAGCTTGCGTGACCGTGAGGACCGGCATCATCGCGGCACGATTATAGCACGCGTGTTCCCTCACTTCTCCTCCAGCCGCTTCCGCATGTCGTCTTCGGTGAGGGCGAGCACCACGCAATACGGGCAGTCGCAACTGCGCCCGAACCTATCCAGTTGATCGGCGGCGATGTCCCCTTCAGTAGGGATATGTAGCTGTCGCTCGCGGATGGTTTGTTGTAGCTCCTCCACCAGCGCCCGCAAGACGGCGACGGTGCGTGCCAAATCATCCATTCGCGCAATGCAAGGTTCGTGCGACCAGACTTGCAACTCTTCTCCAGACATTTCGGACTTTATGACTTCACTCCTTTGTGAGCCGATGGTATGCGTTGTAGAGTGCGTTTGTCTCCAGCCACTCAGGCGATGCTCGAAATCGCTCCTCTCCGTTGACGGTTACTATCACGTCATCCCCATCCATCGTCACATCAATGTTCCATTTCCCCCGCTCCTCCGTGAGCCGTGCGACCTCCAGCCGGGCGTCAGCAAGGGCGGCGAGGAGTTCTTGGACTGCGTAGTAACAAGGGTTTGACGCGATGTGTTTCTGTTCCAGCCACACCAACTCGCCCGCCGTCAGCACCGCCAGTTGTTCGTCCTTCATCGCACCCTCCGTTCGCAATCGCATTCCCCTGTGACATGATCCCGCACGGTTGAGTGCGCCGAGAGCCCCAGCTTCATCGCGATCATCGGCATCGACCAGCCCTCGCGGCGCAGGGCGATGATGCGTTGGTGCCGAGCCCGCACGTTCGCCGGCGCCTTGAAGCCGAGCGCGGCGTGTGCCTGCGGCTCCGGGATCACCACCGGACCTCGCACATGAGCCCCGGCGTCTCCCCGTAGACCTTGCGCACCAGCGCCTTCGTCACCTGGCTATCGTCGTGGTAGACGATCCCCTTGAGCGCGTCCAGCACCCCGCGCAGCAGCTTGTCCGCATCCGGCTTCACCGTGGGCTGCGGGCGCCGCTTCGCCGACACGCTGGGCGGGCGGGCGATGGTGAACGTCACCTCAAGGGCGACGGGGCCGGCGAGGACGCCATATTGCCAGTCCTGTAGCACGAAGCGGATCGTCTCCTCCCAGCGCCGGACCGCCGGGTTGTCGCTTGTCACAATCGCGCGCCCGTTGCGGACGAAGGCGCGGGCTGAGCCTTTCGGTTGGGGCTCGCCCTTCACGGTGAACGACCAGGAGCTCACGGGGATATCATCCGCCCATACGCACCGGCAACTGAACCAAGCGGGCGATTAAGAGCGTCCGCTACCTCCTGCCAGGTCTCGCCTTGCTCGCGCATCTGCCAGATTCGCAGCCGCTCAGATTGGCTGAAGCATCGCCGCTGCCGGCCTCGCTTCGAGCGATTACACGGCAGCTCGAAGCCCTCCAGGTCGCTCTCCCGCACCCACCAGTTGCCCCACCTCTGCGCTGGCAGCAGGCCCTTACCGATCCAGGTGTTAACCGTCTTGTGATGGACGAAGAACCGTTGGGCGATCTCCCCAGGGCGCAGATAACGCACCGTCCTCATGTCGAGCGCCCAGTCCCGCAGGTTCGGCTCCGTAATGCGCTCCGGCTTCCATACGTGCCAGTGGGCGGGACATTCTAGGAAGGTGAGGAGTTGCTCGCGTGTGATGTAGCGCTCGAAGTGGTGGCCTATTCTGGCTCCCCGCCGCGAATGCAGGCATCCACGCCTTATCCAGGCGGACACTGTCT